ATTACGATAAAATCGCTGCTAAAGTTCTAACCGGAGATGAAAATGGTGAAATACCACAACCTTCCCGTGTATATCCTGTAGGTAAAAATACAAACCTTTCAGGAGAAGATGAACGTATTTTCTCAAAACTATACCCAATTGCACCTCCGAAATCAGGAAAAGAACTTGATACTGCAGGAAGTAAAGGATCTGGAAACGGAGAAATTGCTATGCACTGGCTTTTATCTAGAGGACATACTGTTGTAGATAGTAGAGGGAGTGATAATCCTGATTTAATAGTAGATGGAGATATCGGGTTAGAAGTCAAAGCTTACGAAACTACTACAATGACTCTAGGTCGTTATGGATCTGATAAAGATAATATAGCAATCCTAGGAGTAGTATTTGGAGTATCAACTCTAGTAGGGACTTTCCAAGGAGGAAAAAGAACCGCAGGAACAATGACCTTCAACACTCCAGAGTTATTAGAAGCATTCAAAAGACTCTCTGACTTCGATCAGAGTGATTTAAGAACTATAGCAGGGGATTATGCATTAATACAAAACATCTACAATAATATAGACTCAGTAAAAGAAGCACTTAATATTGAAGGTAAAATAACCCCGGAACACGGAACAGCGGAAATGCTGAGACGTTTAATAGCAACTAAACTAACAAAGAAACCGGGTATCGGAGGATATTTAGTTAACGTAAGTCAAAAAGGTAGTATTAAATATACGCAGATAACCCAAGAACTTATAGATAGTCTTTCAGACGAACAATTACTAAAAGGAGTATCAACCAACCAAGGTGCAATAAACATATTAGTTAATACCTTATTCCCATCATAATTATAATATATGTGTAGCTGTGGATGTAATACTTGCGGAACAAAGGCTCCGTTATTAAAAGAAGGAATAACCTTCCAACAACCTCTTTCAGAGAACTTGCTTTACCATATTAAAAACAAGAAACCACTTACAGAAAATACTTTCAGATACGGTTCACCTGCTTTTATAAACCTGTGGAAAGAAGCTAGAACCTTATACTCTAGAAACATTATTGATGTAGGGGCAGATGATAAGCAGATCTTAACTGAAACTCACTTAGGTGAATATGGTTTATACGAAGGTGATTTAGTTCCTTTAGACTTACCAATGGCTGAAGAATTAACAGAAGCTAAATATCAGGGAAAAGAAGTACCGCTAGGGAAACCAAAACGTGGTGGATCTAAGAAATTTTACGTTTATGTAAAAGATCCAAAAACCAAACGTATTAAGAAAGTTTCTTTTGGTGGAACAACTGGCTTAAAAGCTAAAATAAATGATTCTGAGGCAAGAGTAAACTTTGCAAAAAGACACAACTGTGCAGGTAAGAAAGATAAAACTAAACCGGGATACTGGGCATGTCGATTACCAAGATATGCTTCCTTATTAGGACTTAAAGGATCTTATTCAGGATACTGGTAAGCTATTTATAATAACATTATATGAAAACCAAATTAAAAACTTTAAATGAATTACAATCAGCAAATCCTGCTGATGTTATGATACCGGTTACTTTAGACCCTCAAGTAGTTTTGATGCTCTCTGAAAGATTAAAAGATGAGTATACTGCTCATTACTTTTATAGAAATGCATCAAACTGGTGTAAGGATAAAGCATATAATAAAGCAGCTGCATTCTTTGCATTAGAAGCTGCTAATGAATTAACTCATGCAGAAATGCTACAGAAGTACATGGTTGACTGGAATGTACTTCCGGTAATTGCACCAATCAAATTAATACCAGACTTCACAAATCTTATTGATATTGTTAATAAAGCATATAAATTAGAACTTGATTTACTATTAGCATACAATAACGTATCAACAACTATATTCTCTTCCGACTTATCTACATTCGATTTCTTACAAACATTAAGAACCGGACAAGTAGAATCAGTAGCAGAGTATGCTGACTTATTAAATGCAGCACAGCTTGTGAATGTTGCTAATTCTTTCGAAATCCTATACTACGAACAAACTTACTTTTAAAGCAGTCCATGACCAAGCTCACAGACATACTGTATCAGATTCTTTTAGAAGAAAAAAAGAAGCGTGATAGATGTCTACGTATCGCTGATCGTAAATACGGTAAACCTTCGGCATACAAATCAGGAGCAGTAGTGAGATGCCGTCAAGGGGATATTTGGAAAAAATTAAAAGAAGATACAGTACCCTCAGCAGAACAAAAAATTGATGAGTTACCTAAAGGTAAACTATTCGATGATGCAAAAAATATAGAAAGCATCTTTAATAGAAGTAAACATAGCTGGAGTGAAGTAATAGAATTATTTGAAAAAAATAAAAGCAAGGAAGAGTATGTGAATATAGAAGATATTCATATTACACAACCTAACATCCAAAGTAATAAGGTAAAACACATAATTACAAACTCAAAGGAAATACCAGCTATAAATGTTGTTGAATTCCCAGACGGTGAAAAAGTGATTTACGACGGACATCATAGACTTGTAGCTAACTGGGCTCTAGGAAATGAAAAAATTAAAACAAACCTAGTTCAAGTTAAGAATTTAAAAGAAAATAATTTAAATAATACATACAAGACTGCTTTAGCTCAAACCGAAAAAGAAGCCTTAGAACTAGTAGATAAGAACTGGGATGAATTCGGAGGTGAGGAGTGTAATAATGGCTTTTGTGATATCTTTGCTAAAAACCTAGCAAAACATCTCCCAGGTTCAAAAATAATGAGCACAGAAGATAATAGAAGCACTACCTTCGGACATGTCTGGGTTGAATATAAAGGGAATTATTTTGATGCAGAAACACCTAACGGTGTAACTTCTTGGAAAAAATTACCGTGGATGGTTAAATTCTATAATAAAAATAAAGAATATCCAACAGATATAGAATTTATAAATGAAGCTGAATCTCTGCATAAATGGTTTAAACGTCAAGGAGCAAAAGGAAAACAAAAAGGATGGGTAGACTGTAATGCACCAGACGGAGACGGAGGGTATAAATCCTGCGGAAGAAAAGAAGGAGAGAAACGCTCTAAATATCCTGCCTGTAGACCAACAGCAGCACAATGTAAAACACCTGGAAAAGGAAAAACTTGGGGAAAAACAAAATGATAAAACTTTTAAACTTATTAACAGAAGCTAAAGACGCTTTTCAGGAGTTTGCAACAACTCGAATGAACGGTGCTGAAAAAATAGCAAATACTGCACAAGAAAAAGGTGGAGCTTCAATGCTAACCTGGCATCACTTTAAGGTTAAACTTCCTTATTATAAGAAAGCAGCCGAAGGTAAATTTGATAGAAAGCAAGCTATAAATGAATTTGCATCAGTTAAGAGTAGTATTTCCTTAAATATGTCTGCAACAGAGTTTCAAAAAGAAGTAGGTAAATTAGAAGTCTTAGGGGAGTTAATAATAAAAAGTAAAAAATGAAACTAATAGATATACTTAGTGAAGTAGAGATTGGAAAATGCCCTGCACCAACACAGAACATTGAACTAAACCTTCAGAACAGACAGAAGGCAATTAATGAATATGGTTATGGTCCATTAAATCCAAACGAACCTAATGAGAAATTCTGGCAAGCCAAGGTAGATATGTGGAAATTAGATTCTGCAGAAGAAGCTAAGAAATCACTCTGCGGTAATTGTGCAGCATTTGATATAACTAAAAAGACTTTAGATTGTATTGCCAAAGGAATAGGGGATGATGAAGGTTCTGAAGATCCTTTTGATGTTATTGAAGCAGGAGATTTAGGTTACTGCAGGTTTCTTAAGTTTAAATGTGCAGCTGCTAGAACTTGTGATGCTTGGGTTGTTGGAGGTCCGATAACAGATAAGAAGAATGCTGGCAAATCTCGATAAATGGTTTAACCATCTAACTACACCAAAACAAGAATTAAATAATAAACCTATCTGCCCTTTTGCTAGAGCAGCTATTAATAATAAAGAATACACTATTCAGGAAACAAACCTCGATAGTATAGAAAATGAAGTAACTAATGCAGATATAGTAACTTATAAAGTCTGTATTTATTATTTACCGACTTATGAAAATTATGATATTGAAACTCTAGAAATTAAAAGTAAAAGTCTTAATGAAATTTTCATATCACATAATAAAGTAGTTTTAGATAATGACCCAAGGAATCCTTTTACAATTAACGGAGTAACAACTACATTCCCGGACTGTTATTTATGGATAGTTCAAGACCTAGCAGACTTGACTTCTAAGTCAAATAGTCTTAAATTAACAGATTACTATAGTTATTGGACAAAGCAGCAATTAGACGAAGTTGTAACATGGAGAAACCATACAAAGATTTAGAAATTACTGATGAATATACCATAAGAGAATTTGGATCCAATATAGATCCGATACACTTAATGTGGCATAGAGATAATGAAGACCGGATGGTAGAAGTTCTAGAATGCGGCAAAGGATGGGGTTTTCAATTTGATGACGGACTTCCTTTTGATTTAGAACCAAACACATCTATATTTATATTAAGACACGACTGGCACCGGGTTGTAAAAGGTGAAGGAGTTTTATTATTAAAGATACATAAATCATGAAAGACAACATAAAGAATGTAATCGTAGTTTTGTTGGTTATTCTAGGTGGTGCTGTAGTATATTCCTTACATGTTAAGGATATAACAGAATTACCAAACGTTGAAGGATACCAAAGAACAATCGATTCGCTAAACAATGCTATTCTTATTAACAATAAGGAGATTGCAAAATTCGATTCCCTGAACACTATTCAGCAAAACAAAATTAAAGTATTAACAGCAAAATTAGGAAACACTGCAGCTTTAGCTGCTAAAGAACACAAACAACATGAAGAAGATATTAAGCGTATTGGTGCTATGTCTAATAATGACGTCACCGCTCTATTCACAACAAGCTTCGATTGATACTTGCTGTGTACCTTGTACTACACTAAGGAAAGCATTAATCATTAAAGAAGAAAGAACGTACTGCGGAAAGCAGCTAGGTTTTGCTAGAGATTCAATAACAGTTTTACAGCAGGTTATCCTACATAAAGATACTATTATAAATTATAAAGATAGTACTATATTAACTTATGTTAAAAATGAAAATAACTATAAGGGTATTATAACCAATAAAGACTCAATTATTAAAGAATACAAAAAAGCATACCTATCTCAGAAAATACAGAAATATATTGCATATGGAGTTTCTAGTATTATCCTTTTAGCAGGCATTTTGTATTAATTATGAGTCAAGATTTAAAAGCAATAATAAGGCAGGAGTATGTAAAGTGTGTCGTTGATCCGATACATTTTATGAAGAAATACTGCTACATTCAGCACCCACAAAGAGGCAGAATCCTATTCCATTTATACCCTTTCCAGGAAAAAGTACTAAAACATTTCCAAGATAACCCTTATTCCATCATTTTAAAGTCAAGACAGTTAGGTATTTCCACCTTAGGAGCAGGATACGCACTATGGTTAATGCTTTTTCACAAAGATAAAAACATACTAACTCTTGCAACAACCCAAGCAACTGCACGAAATCTAGTAACAAAAGTACAGTTTATGTACGAAAATCTACCTTCTTGGTTAACAGTACCGTCGGTAGAACATAATAAATTGTCTCTAAGACTAACAAATGGGTCAAAAATACAAGCTAAATCATCAAATTCAGACTCTGCTCGTTCAGAAGCTGTATCATTACTGTTGGTTGACGAGGCTGCATTCATTGATAATTT